GGCCACTGGCCAGTTATATACACGTGATAAATATGGCTTCCTTGCAGAGCTTATGTCATGGATGTTCGAACAACGAAAAATCTATAAAACTAAGATGATTCAAGCAGAGAAAGATCTGGAAGAAGCAAAGAAGACTGGCCAGGATACATCACAAATTATTAATGATATTTCTAAGTATAAGAATCTTCAGATGGCCAAGAAGATTGCATTGAATTCAGCTTATGGAGCAATTTGCAATCGCTACTGTAGATATTCTGATAAAAGAATAGCAGAATCGATTACTATTACTGGTCAACTAGCTATCCGTTGGATTTCAAATAGATTAAATGAGTATTTACAGAATCTATTGAAAACTAGAAAGGATTATGTGATAGCTGCTGATACAGACTCGTGTATTTTAAATCTTGAAGATGTTGTTACTAAATTCTTCCCAAATAAAACAAAAGAACAGATTATTGATCTGATTGATGAGACTTGTCAAGTTAAATTGCAAAAAGTAATTAATGATTCATATGAAGATCTAGCAGTTTATTTAAATTCATATTCACAAAAAATGATTATGAAAAGAGAAGCTATCGCCGATCGTGGTATCTGGACTGCAAAGAAGAGATATATCTTATCTGTATATGATTCTGAAGGAGTTAGATATACAGAACCGAAATTAAAGATTATGGGTATTGAAGCGATTAAATCATCAACTCCCAAATTTTGTCGAGATAAGATTAAAGAAGCAATTAAGATTATCATGACTGGTAATCAAAAAGATTTACATAATTATATGGATAAAATCAAGGAGATGTTTTTAACACTTCCTCCCGAAGATATCGCATTTCCTAGAGGAGTCAATAATCTATCAACATACTCTTCTAATATTTCAATATACACAAAGGGAACTCCAATTCATGTAAGAGGTTCGCTTCTATTCAATAATCTATTGAAGAAAAATGATCTACTTAAATCTTATACACAAATTCATGAAGGTGAGAAGATTAAGTTTTTGTATCTGAAAGAACCGAATCCTATTCGTGAGAATGTTATTTCTTTTAATTCAATTTTACCACATGAGTTTGGATTACACAAATACATAGATTATAATCTTCAATTTCAGAAAACTTTCGTAGAACCAATTTCTACAATTTTAGAAGCTATTTCTTGGTCATCGGAAACGAAATCTACTCTAGATTCCTTCTTTGACTAAATATTATAAACAGGTAGCTCCTGTATCAAACAGCAAAAGGTAAACAACAAATGAATAAACTATTAGACAAGCTTCAGAAAGCTGGTTCGATTAAAAATGCAGAGATTCTTTCTGAATCTTCTTTCTTTAATGTGAAAGATTGCATTAGTACCGAACTACCGATTCTCAATATTGCATTTTCCGGAGAAATTGGTGGTGGATTAATTCCTGGGTTAACTGTGATTGCAGGACAATCTAAATCATACAAAACCCTATTATCTCTGTATTGTATGAAAGCTTATTTCGATAAGTACAAAGATTCAGTTGCGCTTCTTTATGATTCAGAATTTGGCATTACTCCTGAATATCTTACTATGAATGGGATTGACGCTTCTAGAATTATTCATATTCCAATCGAACATATCGAACAACTTAAATTTGATATTGTAAAGAGATTAAATGAAATTGTACGTGGTGATAAAGTATTCATCATGATCGATTCAATCGGATCGCTTTCTTCTAAAAAAGAAGTAGACGATGCCACTGATGAGAAGTCAGTAGCCGATATGACTCGTGCTAAATCTATCAGATCATTACTAAGAATTATTACACCACATCTTACGATGAAAGATATTCCGTGTCTTGCAGTGAATCACGTCTACCAGACAATGGAAATGTACAGTAAAGCAATTGTGGGTGGTGGTACTGCTGTTACATATTCCGCAAATCAAATCTTTATCGTCACAAGATCACAAGAAAAAGATGGAACTGACTTAGTTGGTTACAACTTCACGATCAACATCGAAAAATCTAGATTCGTTAAAGAAAAGAGTAAATTAACATTCAATGTAAAATTTGATGATGGAATCAACAAATACTCTGGCTTAATGGATATTGCTCTAGAATCAGGACATGTCATTAAACCGAAAGTTGGTTGGTATCAGAAACTAGGGGAAGAGAAGAATTATAGATTAGATAAAACTAACACTGCAGAATTTTGGAATCCTTTATTGGAAGATAGCTCGTTTAAAGATTTCGTTATCTATAAATTCAAACTAACTAGTAAAATTTTAGTTGATGAAGAAGAATTTGTGGTAGAAGATTAGAGGTATCTCGAATGGCCAAGAAAAAAAGCATCAATGAAGAAAAGATTAAATCTTCGGATAACATTAAAGTAACATTTTTAATCACCGATCAGAAAAACGAACAATCAGATAAAATAGTATTTAAAATTGATGATGGCCCCTTTTCTGGATGTATTGTCAATATACAAGATTTTAAATTTTCAGATGAGAATTCTACAATAATGTTGTTTAATTATAATATCGTTCATATTCCAGATGAAATCACGATTAACGATAAAAAAATTCAAAGCTTCATCAAGAAAACTGTTGGAAATATATTACGACATGCTGTAAGAAACAATTTTGAAGAAACATCAAATTGCGTTTATGTTGAAGAATAAATTTTGACTATTACAATGAATTAAGGTATAATATATATATGAATGTTGAACACCTGGTTTTAAAAAATCTATTACATAATGAAGAATTTGTACGATCTGTATTGCCATTCATAAAACAAGAATATTTTTCTGATTCTAATGATCGGGCAATATTTAATTTTATCAAAACATTCGTTAATGAATACAATAAACAAGCTACTCCAGAAGCCATTAAAATTTTGGCTTCTGAATCCAAAAAGATTAGGATTGAAGATGCAGAAGTAATCTCTAATTTATTGGATTCTTGGCATACTTCTGAATCCACAGAATTAGCTTTCTTGATTAATCAGACAGAAATCTTTTGTAAAGATAAAGCTCTGCATAATGCGATCTTAGATTCTATCAAAATCATCACTGATGTTAAAGACACTAGAGAAAAAGGATCAATTCCTGAGATCTTAAAAGAAGCACTTGCTATTACTTTTGATCCTTCAGTTGGCCATGATTTAGTTTGTGATGCTGAAACGAGATACGATTTCTATCATAAGAAAGAAGAAAGAATTCGTTTTGATATTCAGAATTTAAATTATATTACCGGAGGAGGAATCCCTCGTAAAACACTTAACATTATTGTAGCTGGTGTGAATGTTGGAAAATCACTTGCAATGTGTCATATGGCTTCTGCTAATATGATTAATGGCAAGAATGTGTTGTATATTACATGTGAAATGGCTGAAGAAAGAATTGCTGAAAGAATCGATGCCAATCTTCTAGATCTTTCGTTAGATACTTTGCGACAAGTAACAAAGAAACAATTTATGTCATTGATTGACAATCTAAAGAATAGAACTACTGGTAAATTGGTTATCAAGGAATATCCTACTGGTTCTGCGAACGTATCGCATTTTAGATATCTTCTACATGAACTTGCCATTAAGAAGAATTTTATCCCAGATATTATCTATATTGATTATTTGAATATCTGTTCTTCGTCAAGAATTAAAAATAACGGACTAGCTAATTCTTATACATTAGTTAAATCTATTGCTGAAGAAGTTCGTGGATTAGCTGTTGAGGCGAATCTACCAATTGTTACAGCAACACAATTTACAAGATCTGGTGCGTCGGATTCAGATGCTGATATGTCTGATATTGCAGAAAGTTTCGGTGTTGCCGCCACTGCCGATTTAGCAATTGCTCTGATTAATACTGAAGAATTAGAAACTCTTGGTCAATTAATGATTAAACAATTGAAAAACAGGTATAACGATGTTACAAAGAATAAGAAATTCTTAGTGGGGATCGACAGAAGCAAGATGAGGCTTTTTGATATTGGGGATATTCAAATTGATGATAGTGATAGCGGTTTACATGATCCTTATAAAGATCATTCGTATGGTAAA